AACGTCTTACCGCCGACCGCCGACACAACGCCGAGAGCGTTTTCAATCGGCTGCACGTTTTCCTTCAGACGGGCGTCCGAGGAGTAGTACGCCGTGACGTTGTTCGTTGCGCGGATCTCGCCTGCGGTGCCGGAGCCAGCGGTGCCGACGCCCAACGAGTTAAATTGGACGTTTGACCCAGTGCCGAGGCCGAGGTTAGTCGCGGCACCGGATGATGTTGTCGAGCCTGTTCCGCCGTTGGCCACCGCCAGCGTGCCGCCGAGCGTAAGCGTTCCGGATGTTGTGATTGGGCCGCCAGACAAGGTAAGGCCCGTTGAACCGCCAGACCCGTTGACGCTGGTTACAGTGCCTGTGTTGCTCGTGAAGCCTGACGGGTTACTCGCGGCGTAAGCACCGAGAGCCGACAAGGCCGCCGCTGCGGACGTTGCGCCTGTGCCGCCTTGGCCGATAGACAGCGCCGTGGTAAGGCCCGACAGCGATGTGATGTCCGAGTTCGCACCGGAGCCTGCCGCGCCGAGGTTGAGACGTGCGCCGGAGGAACTGGTCGCGCCAGTTCCCCCTGACGCCACTGCGAGGGTGCCCCCGAGTGTGAGTGTGCCTGAAGTTGTGATAGGTGAACCAGTGAACGAGAGGCCCGTCGTGCCGCCCGACGCGGCCACTGAAGTTACCGAACCGCCGCCAGCGGCAGACGCGATGGTGATACCGCCCGCGCTGTTCGTGATGGTGATGCCCGACCCAGCCGTCAGGGTCGCCTTCGTGAGCGTGTTGCCTGTGCTATTGCCGATGAGCAACTGCCCGTCGGTGTACGTCGTCTGGCCTGTGCCGCCGTTGGCGACGGGCAGCGCAGTGCCCGAGTACGACAACGCAAGCGTGCCAGTCGTCGTGACTGGTGAGCCGGATACGGTAAAGATGGACGGGGCCGACAAGGCCACGCTCGATACCGATCCACCTGCCGCCGCGCCAACGCCGTTGATGAAGAGGCCCGTGGCGTTGATGGTGCCCGCGCCCAGTGCGCCGCCGGTAGGCGCTCCAATCTGGATACCCGATGAGTTAAGCAGCGCGGTGATGTCCGAGTTCGCGCCGCTCGCAGCCGCGCCGAGGTTGGTGCGCGCAGCACCGGCGGTCGTTGCGCCAGTTCCGCCCTGCGCGACAGTCAACGCCGTCGTGAGGCCGGTGATTGCCGTGATGTCGGAGTTCGCGCCTGCGGCCGCAGCCCCGATGGCCGAACGCGCCGCAGCCGTTGTGGCCGCCGTAAACACGGACGTGCCGATGCCTGTGCCGCCGAGGTTGGTCAGCGCTGATGGCGCGTTGACCGCGCCCGTTCCGCCTTGGATGACGGGAACAACACCGGTAAAGGCTGCCGAGGTGGTCGCCGAGATGATGTTCGTGCCATCGCAATACAGGATGGCCGTTGCGCCCTGCGTGACCAAAGTGGCCGCGCCACTGGCAGTCTTGATGCCGAGTGTGAACGCGCCAGTCGTGGCGTTGTTCACCCAGTACTGCTGAACCGTTGCAGGCACAACGATGTTGACGTTGGACGTCAGCGTGCCTGTGAACTTGTACGCAATGCGGTTCAGCTCCGAGCCAGCGAGCGTGTACGTGCCGCCAGTGACGGCGATAGTCGTGTAGTCGAAGGCGAAGACCGCCTGCTGGCCGAGGCCGATAGTGTACCACTGGATGCCGTCGCTTACGACCACGGCGCTGTCGCCGGGCTGCAAGAGAAGCGTGGACGCGGCGTTGATAAGCTCGGAGCCGGACGGGTCGACGGTGAGATCGCCTTGGCCGCCGTTGCGGACTTGCACGAACCAGCCATCGCCAGCGGCGACGGCGGTAGGCAGGTTCATCGTGCCGAGGCCGCCGTTCCAGACAAAGACCTTCGCTCGATCAGGCGCGGTCAACGAGTATGGCGTGGCGGAGAAGTCGATGACTTCGTAATTCTGTGCAAGTTCCGAGCCGTCTGCGACCAGACCGGCACCGGCCAGCGCGGCGGCCTGAGCCTGCGCCACAGCCGCGCCGTAGCGGAACGTGCGCCAGACACCGCCGATGGTGGTGTTGTCGATGAGGTACGCCTGCCACTGCTCGCCCGCGCCGATGCTCAGGATTGCGTTACCAGCGGCGTTGTCGATGGTGATTGTGTCGGGGCCGAGGTTGTTGAACAGGATTGTCTGGCCGACGCTGACAGCGGTCGCGTCAGGCAGCGTGACGGTGAAAGGCCCCGTTGGCGTGATGTCGATGATGCGCGCGACAACGCTGTCGCCCTCGCCTGCGCCAACCGGCCAGTTAAGCGTGATGTCGGCGGTGAGCGCCAACGCCAAGTACGAAACGTCTGCGGGGTATATCGTCGTGCCGCCGAAGACTTGTGTGAAACTGCCAGACATCTTTAAGCCTCCTTACGCACAGCGGTTCGGTCGAGTATCTTGGCGAGGTCTTCGCCGTTCAACATGCCAGCCGCGCGGTCGTACATATTTTGCCATACAGGGATGCGCTCGTCGTTCTTCAGGAATGGCGTCGCCTCTAAGAGGGTGGCGTACAGAAGTATTTCAGGCGCGTTTTCAGTGAGCCAGTTTGTCTGCGCCTCCTCGTCGAGGAGTGGCGGCAACTGGTAGTATAGGATCTCGATAGGGTAGTCTATGTCCGGCGTCGGCGCGACAAGCCAGTGATTATAGTCATAATCGCTGTAGAATACGGGCTGTCCGGTTTCGGTGGCGTCTGGCCAGTAGCTGCGCAAATAATCGTAGCTGCGGGTATACAGGGCCGTGCGGCTGTTGTTACTCGCGCCGGTGCCGATGAACACGGACACAGTGTCGCGCCACCGGTCGGGTTTAGTTACGACGGGATTGCCTGCGGCGAGCTGCGTGGTGACCACGTTGATGAAGCCCTGTATCTTCAACTCGCGAGCGATGCGGCGCTCGGCGAGGTTGATTAGACGCGGGATTTGCTCGAAGACGATAGGGTCGGACGCAAGCGTGTCGCCGCGCTCAAGGTAGCGCTGCACGTCTTGTTTCAACGTCGTGAATGTCATCGCAGTGGCCATAACGTGCCCCTATAACAGATTTAACGCATAATAACAGCCTTCGCCGCGACTAGCGCGGCGAATTTGTTGTTTACCCGGCGAGGTACTGCGAAAGCAGTGTCGCGCCTGTGGCAATCGTGGCAAGTATGGCCGCAGCCTTGGCTTTCCAACCGAGGGCGGGCTTCGCTTCGCCGTCCATCGGCAAGATTTTACCGACGGCTTTCTTGAGGATTGCCTTCTCGGCTTCTTTTTGGATAAGTTTCTTTAGATTAAGCATAATCGTTCTCCTTAGAGCCAAGTAGCATACTTCTTGGTCTTAGCTTTGCGGTCCTCGAGGCCATGCGTGCCCCCGTTGATCCGCTTCGTCAGTGCGAGGATGGCAGCGTCATTGATGCCCTGATCGCAAATCGACCACAGCTTGTTTGCGTCGAAGAACCACAGGGCGCTTTCAAAGCCCAGTTCGGTAGCGACGAGGTCTGGATTGTCCAAAATCTCCTGTTCGCGGCCAATGTACCTGCCGAATGCGCGGTAATTGTTCTTGCCCGTGAGTTGGAGGGGGCCTCGGCCCTTGTATGCGAAACCTTCACCTGACGCCTCGTCACCATTGCCCATGCGGTTGGCATAGACGCGGTTAGCAATCTTGGCTGGCTGACGCTCATATGCCTTGGCCAGCGCGTCAGTCGGGAAGTACTTCCCAAAGATGCCGCGCAGACCCTTGGCACCGTAGTTCAGGTTCTCGCTGAAGGCCTTGAAGTTGCCGCTCTCGTGCGCGCACTGAGCGAAAAAGTGGGCAGCGCGGTTATTGTTTAGCTTGAAGTAAGATGCAGCAGCCTTCAGTGTGCCGGGGCCAAAGGCCCCGTCAGCCGTTACACCGATCTTCTTCTGAAGTTCAATCATGCTCATTTGCCAGCACTCCTCCAATCCGGGAAATCATTTGCATCGACCACGCCGTCTCCATTGGCGTCATAGCGCATGTCATTGCGATACTTTTCCCAAGGCTCCATGTCGTCATCATCGTCTTCAGGCTCGTCGATAAAGACGGTGGCCTGCGGATCGTCGTATGCTTTGGGCGCTTCTGGCTGCATTTCTGGTGTCAGGTCGAGCGGCGCGGGCGGCGGCGAAGCAGGCTCTTCTGGCTCAGGGTCGTTGCGGTCTTCTGGTGGTGGCGGGACTAGTTCGCCCTTCATGCCCATCAGCGTGGCGTAGGAGCCAGCCACAGCGCCGACAACCGAAGTCATAACGTATGACAGCAGGCCGAACACGTCCTTGTTGTCGATGATTTCGTTCGACACGAACAGGCCAACAATCATGGCACAGGTGATCGCGACGATGACGAAGGCCATCGTGCGGGCGGCAAGCCATAGCGCTTTAATGCGCGCATCAAGCAGTTTATCTTCCATCTTTAGTCCTTTCCGGCCAGCGGGTTCGCCAGCGTCTTTTGAATACGTGCAGCGGTCTCCGTCTCAAGTTCCTTGATCCGGCGCTGTTGCTCCCTATCCTGCTCGCGCAGTTGGTCTATGATAGCGCGCTGCATTGACATGTTCTGCGCGTCGCTGTTTCTAACACTGCTCGACACCGCGTCAACGGTCTGGCGCGTTGCGCCCACGCTGCTGGAGATCGAGCCGGTCAGGTAGTTCAGGGCTTCGCTATTGCCTTTGGTCAGACGCTCGACGCTCGTGACGCGCTCGTCCAATACCGAAATGCGGCCCTCGATGCCAGACAGGTCTGGTGGCACATAAGCCGCCGTCACTTCCTTCATGGTCAAGAACTGCTGGTACACCTGAAAGCCAGCCCACAGGCCGCCGACAATAGTCGATATGGCCGCAAAGATAATGGCAATCTTGCCGCTGCTCAGCCCGCCAATTTTGAAACTGAAGCCGCCCTCGTCAAAAGCGACCTTCGGGTCTTCATCTGTACTGCTCATCTACCATCTCCTGCCAACGGGCATCGTTCGTCTGCATCATACGATACATCTCAAAGTTTGCGTCTTGCAGCCTACGTCTGCGGTATATATCACGAATTGCGTAAAAGTCAGCCCTATCTTGCAACGACGCCTGCGTGTACGCGGCGAAGCCCGGTACTGCCCCCATCGCTGCGATGGTTTCGCTCTCGCTGTCCGCCACGCCGCTGTCGGACTGCGGCGCACTTCCGCCAGAGGCTGTCGGCTGGGTCGAGCCGAGGCCGAGTGCCTCGGCCGTGTTGGCCACAGACATCGGACTGCCTGCCGAGATTGCCATGTCCAGCGGCGACGACCCTTGCGCCGTAGACACGGTCGGCCCCTGCACAAACGACCCGCCGAATGCGTTATCGAAGCGCACCTGCACCGTGAACGTGCCTGACGCCGATGCGTCCTGTGTCTCTTGCATGGTGCCAGTTTGCGTTTGCAGACCGCCCTGCGCCTGTTGCGCTTCCTGCGTGGCGACATCCTGCTGCTGCGCGCTGGCTTCAAAGTCCGGGCCAACTGCGGCCAACGCAGCGACCTCGTCAGGGTCAAGCCGCTCATCCGCGTCGGCCTCTGCCGCACTGACATCTGCAACAGCCGCAGTCTCGTCTACGGCCTCATCAAGTTCTTCTGCGACTTCGATGATGTCCGCAACCTCCTCAGCCCGCTCCAGCGCAATCTCCGCCACCTCTTGCACCTGCTCCACCTCCTCCGGTGCGAGGGTCACGCTCTGCTCAACAGCTTCGGCAATCGCGGCCACGGGGTCAGGTATCGCGTCGATACTGATTGGCGGACAGCTTGGGTCCATAGGCGTCACGTTACAGTCAACGGTAGCGGCGGGCGCAATCCACGACAGGATGCCCGACTGGTTCTGGAGGAACTGCGCGTTGCGCCCATAGAAAAGCTGGATGTTGTCGTCCGCAGTTGGGCCGGTGATGCCTGCGGTGAAAGTGTGGCCCCCATTAAAGCCCAAATTGCCGTAATTCAGTTGTATCTTGCCGTCGGCAAAGAGGCCAATCTCGAAGGTGCTGCTGTTGTTCGTGCCGTATTCTTGGACGCCGTACCAGCCGAAGAGGATCGAGCCATTGTCGCGGCGGTA